TCATATATCTATGAATGTAAGACTTGGGAAGTGAATAAAGCAAAGTGGAAAGCTGCTCAAGAATTTTGTGAAGATAGAAGAATTAAATTTAAAATCATCACAGAAGACGAGTTAGGTATCAAATGAACCGTATCGAACCAATAAGACAAGACATTCAATCCGAACCTGATGCTAATGACAGGATGGAATTGATAATGTATGCACTGAATGATACCGTAGCACCCATACCTGATGAAGGAACTATCTGCACTTTTAAATATTATGCTAAGACTCCTGGTGTTACATATGATCAGAATCCATTAGTTGCTGTGACTGAATTATTCCGATGGGGGTTTCGTGGATTAAACTTTCATTGGCAAGAGTATAGACAATACACTTGGGAAGAGTTAGGAACTCAAGTTTATATTGTTCAGCGTGAGGAACTTGATGATCTACTCTCATTACAATATGGAAAATTTATCCTAAATAAATAAAAAGTTCTAGAAAATGAGCGTAAACTGGAATAATTTAACCAACAACTGGGTAGAGGAAAATGGCTCGTTGAAAGCCAACTTTCCAGTGCGCCAAGCTCGATATAGTCGCACTAGTGGTTTAAGGACTCAAAATCAACCTACTGATACTAAAGACTTTGTTGCCGTCGTAAACCCTAAAAATGGTGCCTTTGATGTTTATGATACTGATATTTTTGGAAGAAGAACAATAGTCTATACATATAATCCATCAGATGGAAATAGAGAAATACATGATGAAACTTTATTTCGACGCTCTTTCAAAGGAACTTATGGAGTAGATCAATATAATACTTTAAATAAAAGAATAAAGCAACAAACATTAGATAATTTAGAGCGACACAAATCTCAAGGCACTGTAGAGGGAGATTTACGAGACATTGGGCAAACAACTGGATATCAATCATATGCTAATACAGCAAATCTACCACCAGCAGAAAACCCTCCAGGTGGAGATAATCCAAATCCCAATTCTCCCGTAACGAGTCCTGAAAGTCCTGCTCAAGCAAATCCAGCACAATTGTCAGCGGCGGTCGGACAAGCAGCAGGAAAAACTAGAGAGAATTTTCCATTTAATTTAACATATCCAATAGATCTAGCAAAACAATCTCAAGATTTCTTAAAAATTGAAATGATTAAGTATGTGCCAAGAGGATTTAGTCCAGGCCCAGGTGGTGGTTTTGCTATTTCTCCTGGTAGACCTACAACTGGAGCAACAATTGGATCAGTCTTCTTACCAATTGCAACTGCATCAGATACTAATGCTGTGCAATTTGGTTCTGAAAATATGAATGCTCTTGAAGCAGAAGCAGCACTAATTGCCATGACAACAATGAACGAAGGTGGTGAAGGTCTTTTAAAGACTGCTACAAGTCTTGCTGATAGAATAAAAACTAATAGTTCAGATGTTAGAGTTGCCCTCGCTGCTTTCTTCACAGGTGCAGCAACTGGAACAGGACAACAAATAATACAGAGAGCAGCAGGTGCAGTCTTTAATCCAAATATGGAACTGCTGTTTAGTGGTCCATCCTTGAGACCTTTTACATTTTCATATAAATTAACGGCAAGAAGTCAACCTGAATCGGATAGAATTATTAAAATAATCAGATTCTTCAAACAAGGGATGGCACCACAAAGAACACCATCAAACCTTTTCCTCAAAGCTCCTCACACTTTTAAATTAGCATATCAACAAAAAGGTGGAGATCATAAGTTCTTAAATAAATTTAAAGAGTGTGCACTACAATCAATGAATGTTAATTATGCTCCAGAGGGAACATATGCAACCTTTAGTGATGGTAAAATGGTTTCTTATTCAATAACACTACAATTTCAAGAACTTGAACCAGTATTTAATGATGATTATGGAAATGCAGAAATAGGTGGTGATAATGATGCAGATACAGAGATAGGTTTCTAAAATGACAAATCCTTACTTCCGCAATCTACCAGATTTTGAATATGTCAACACTACCCCTGATGGTAGAAGTATATCTGATTATGTCACTGTAAAAAATCTGTTTAAAAAAGGCAAATTAAGAGAAGACATTCTTCAAGAGTCAACTCTTTTTCAAAAATATACAGTTCTAGGTGATGCCCGACCAGATAATGTTGCTAATGATTTTTATGGTGACCCAACTCTAGATTGGGTTGTCTTGCTTTCAAATAACATCATCAATGTGTACAATGAATGGCCATTAACGCAGAGTGCCTTTGATGCATATGTGACAGAAAAATATCTTGATGTTTTTGATGATGAACCAGCAGCAACTTTATACTCTGGAATTCATCATTATGAATCAAAAGAAGTAAAAGATAGCAATGGGGCTGTTATCTTCCCTGCAGGATTAGAAGTTGATAATAATCAAAGTGTTACTTACTATGATTCATTGACAGGCAGAGAAGTTAGTGTCACAAATATTTCTATCCCTGTCACCAATTATCAATATGAGGAAATAATAAACAATCGCAAGAGAAATATCTATCTCTTAAAACCAAGTTATCTCAATGTCATCTTTGATGATCTGGAAGAAATGATGGAATATAAAAAAGGTTCCACTCAGTATGTGAGTGAAACCCTTAAGCGTGCTGATAATATCAGACTGTATCAATAATCACTCATCAGCAAGTTTCTGAAAGTAAGACAGAGCATCGTCTTCATCTTCATCCCTAGAGACAACTGCTGCTGCAGCAGGAGGCTTGCTTGATTCAAAGTTAGGAGTGAATGAACCGCGATCGGTTTCTTCATTCTCAACCTCTTCATCAAGGCGAGGACGGGAAGGAGACTTCTGACCCAGAACCATTTGCAGACGATTCTGCAGTTGCTCATAAGTCTTGAACTGATCAGCAGCAGTCAGACCAGCCAGGGAATACTCTTTCTTCCAGAGTGATTCCAGTGCATCGTCATCCTCAAGCAGAGGAGAGACACGATCAAACTCGGACTTGTCATAGTTCCAGTAACCATCCTTACGGACGATCTTCAGTTTGAAGTTAGCACCTTGCCAGAAGTCAAAGGGGTTGATAGGAGTCTCATCCTCAAACTCAGGTTGCATTGCTTCCATGATCTTATCAAAGATCTTCTTACCGAACTTGTACAGGAACACACGACCTTCGTTCTGTGGGTTTGCTTTGTCCTGCACAACATAGATGTTGGCATAGTAGGACAACTTACGCTTTTGCTTACGTGCAATCTCTTTGTCAGACTCAACACCGGAGTTCCAGAGTTGACTGTTGTGTTCTGACACAGGATCCTTCTGACCGATAGTGGTCAGGGAGTTTTCAATGTACCAACCACCAGTGCCTTGGAAGGCATGGGTGTACATCTTTGCCCAAGGGAGTTCTTCTCCTTCAGGGGCAGGCAGGAAACGGATGACTGCAAAACCATTACCAGTTTTATCTACTTCTGGTTTCCACAGGCGGTCATCACCACCGCCACCAGTATTGTTCATCTTCTCAACTTCCTTCACCAGTTTAGAGGTGAGGGAACCAAGACCAGATTGCTTTTTAAGATTTGCGAAAGACATAGGATTAATCGGATTAGTTTGGATTCGGCTTGTGTGTACAACGGTATTATAGAGTTAAATGGAACCGTTGTCAATTTGTTGTCTCATGATGGTGAGCATCTCTGACATCTTATTGAAGACGACATTCATGTCAACACCCTTAGAGAGACCCATCATTTGAGCAGAGTCAGTGATTCTTTCTAGCATCATCTTCGCTTCAGGATCATCAGATAATTTGAGACGAGCATAAAGAATCTTTTGTTTTTCTATGAGTTTTTCCAAGTTAGAGACTTGCTCCAACTTATCATCATTACTCATATATGGAAAGTGCATGAACTTACCATAAACTTCATCTTGAAGTTCACTAATTTCAGTCATCTCTGACCGAACAATTTCAGAGTCAAAGAAACTCATAGGACTACTCTCTTAAGAATTTGCTTATAACGTTGTACATCAATATTTAGAAAAGGAGAATATTTTTTCATTCTCATACTGACGGTTTCCCACACTGGGTCTTTGAGATGGGAGTCAAAGTTCTCTCTAAATCCTAAGATCTTATCCAGGATGACTAGAGT